AAAATAAGAAATCAATTATAGGCATTTTGAATTTTTCAAATCCTTCGTATCCGGTTGTATACATTTTTTCATTTACAAAAATAACAATATCGGAATTATAAATGTACAATCCTGAATTATAAATATCATAAATGATTTGAGTATTCACATTATCACCGCTAACCGTAGAATTTTCGTTTTGATTCTTAGTGTATCCGGCTTGCGTTTGTTGATATTGATAAGCCAACCACCCAGAACGAATAAGATACTTTAATACCTCCTTTAATCCCTCATTAACCAATACTTCGTCTTCTGAACTCATATACGTTACTCCATTAAATAACTCTATATACTTTAATTCAGACGATGCGGTAACCAAATCGGAATAAGCCTTATCGGAAAGCATCATTCTAACATACTTTTTTTCACTGTTTGCAATGAAATTATCTAATTCAGTTTCTTTGAATTCGTTGTATGATAATTCATGAACCCCAGTAAAATCAGCATGGGTTAATAAAGGGAATTTTAATTCAGTCGGCATTATTTAGATTTTTTAGATCGTTTCTTTTTTGGATATTCGATAGTTTCCAAAATTGCTTCTTTATTTTCCTGCAATACTTCAACTTGTTCTATTATTTCAGTTTCTACGACATCCTCAACAGCTTTAACGTAAGTGCCACGCTGAATCAATTTTAAAGCTACGTTATTAACAACGTTTATTTTAACTCCTGTTTTTACATTTTTAATAAGCATAAAGTACATTTTTAATTGGTTTGTAGTTCGGGCGGAATCGAACCGCCCCAAGTACCATAAAACTAAAGAGTATTTATTTTAATATACCCGTAAAGAATTTTTTTGAACCCGGTTTTGGTTGGGGCGACATAAGTCAATTTTAAGAATCGACCTCGTAAATAACAGCCAGAAACATCGGGGGTAATAGCTTGATTTAACGCCCCTTTGGCTAATGTTAACGCTGCTAGATTCCCCTGTGAACCGGAATTATTATACTGTAAAACAGTCCAATTAACGCCGTCCATCGATTCGTAGATAGTTAATATAACAGTGGTATCGGCTGCGACAACTTTCCCGATTTGCTGAATAGCTAATGCTACTTGTTCGGCGTGCTTAACTTGGACTACATAGTTGTAAGTCTCTCCGCTTTTAATTGTATCAACAAATGCGGTTGTTACTGAATTAAATCCCTGATATGCCCCGGAGGTCATAGGGGCTAAGGTTTTGGTTGTTTGTGCTTGTATTGCAAATGCAGCAAAAAGACAAATAATTGATAATATAAAATTTTTCATTTTTTTTCGTTTTTAATGGTTTAAAATAGGGGAGTGTATTTCAACTCCCCGGGATTTCTACAATTGTGGCGCAGTTAGTGAGGCAATGGCGTCGGTGACATCTCCATACACAAATGCTGTACGGTCGTTATTTTCGATAATCAAACACAAACGAACCTCGGCAAGGATAGTACGTAAATTTTTGGTAAAATCGTCGTTCTCCCATCCGGCTTCAATTCTTACACCATTCTTGTAATAAGCAATGGCTTTCGTTCCATCCATGACTAAGAATTTATCTTCTGTCATTCCGGTATTAGCTACGATTGGGATTCCGGCGATAGTTTTCCCACTAGGCAAATTGAATTCAGGGAAAATATAATTACGAAAATTATCTTTGGTCAATCCTAACTTAGTTATATCTGTAGGGTGTAAAAGTATGTAGTTTGGGTTGTGGTTTGCAACGATAATTTGATTGATCGCTGTTTCAATAACATCTTTTAAATTAGGCTCCACCACCGAACCGGAGAAAGAACCGGCTGCGTAAGCGGTTGCACGGGTAAGAATACCGTTTAATTGAGATGTTCCAGTTCCTGCAAGTAGTTGCTGGTCAACTTTTAAATTGATACGTTGCAAAAGCTTGTTGTTTATATATGACGCCATAAAATCAACATCCTCGAGCATTTCTTCGGAAACTTTCACGAAAGCTGTAATCTTTTTAACTGATTCAGTTGCAACGGCAAAATTTGCATCAATTTGATTTTTCTTCACTCCCTCAGCTGTCATATCAGCATCACCTACGCCAACAACTTCATAAACCCAACTGATTGTGTTAGATGTAGCAACGCCTGACGAAATCAATTGACCGATAAAAGGATTGCGAACGGCGATTGGATTCATCCCAGGAAGTCTTTGGAATTGTGGAAGTTCACCCGAAACACTGCTTGCAAACGTCATCGTTCCAGCTTCTTTGATTTCGAAACCAACCTGAATACGCTGCCCGGCTTTTAGTTCTTTCAAAGAATCCAAATTAGCGACCAAACCATCTTTAATCATCTGAAAAGTAGACTTCACTGTAACTTCTGTTTGGTTTTGTTTAGCTAGTTTTTCACCTTGCTCTTTTAAAGCTTTGGTAAGTTCTGAAATTTCACTTTTTAAAGTAGAAATTTCTTCTTTTTTGGCGGTTGTTTCAGAGATTTTAACTAAATCGTCAATTGACTTCTCCAAATGGGTAGCCATATCGTTGTGATATTTTTCAGCTTCTTCAACTGATAATGCCGATATTTCTGCGGCTGTTTTGAATTTAAACTTCATTTTATTTATTTTTAAGGTTAAACAGTTTATTTTTTAATTGAGTGTCTTCCGACGGCTCGGATTTCCCGATATTAAGCGTTGGGGTAACATAATTAGAACCACGCAAGACAGCACTCCCCTCAATTACTTTCGCTTCTGTAACAGCCCAAAAGTATCCAACTGAAAAGGCTTCTTCTTTGTTCGCTATTTCATTGATGTACTTATCCCACGTTTCTTTTTCCACCTTGTCGGCTCTGTTATTGCTATTCATTGCCAAATATAGTTTTACATATTGCATACCAACAGAGTGATTTTTTACCCTACCTTTTGCATATTGTTCAGTCATGAATTCGTTTCTTCCTTTTTCAATTTTAGAATCAAAAATTAAAGCTTGTGTAGTTCCGTCAAAATCAACTCCTAAAGATTTGAATGATAAAGTTTGAACAAACGCCTTAATATCATCAGCAATAACTGAATCAAATTTCATCTGATGCTCTTGCAAAAGGTAAATATTTTTATTTTCTTTCAAAGATTTGTTCCAAATTCCGGGGAGATGTACATCCTTATGCGAATCCATTAAGTTAGTTGTATTAATTACCACTTTGGCATTAAAGGAATCTAATTTTAATAATTCTTCATTTGCAATACTCTTAATTATTTCACTGTTTTCAGTTTCAAAGTCAAATATTTGAAAAGAAATAGCATCAGCGTATTTAATGGCTGATTTCTTAGCGACCTTAATTAAATCTTTGTTTTGGCGTAAATAATCAAACATTAAATCCTGATTATCAAAACTTTTACCGTAAACTTCAAACATAACTTACTTTTTAATTATTTCACTTATTTCTTTTTCTTTATCCTTAATTATTTCCGCTTTGGTTTTGGTTGACATTCGTTTGTGGTTTTGCATTAATTGAATCAAATTGTATTTCACTTTTTGGATATAATAAATCAAATGCCTGTTCTTGCGATAATATCCCTGCTTTCACCTCATTAATAACCTTGTCTGACAATTCTTTATTGACAGCATTAAGAACCTCAATTTTATCTAATCCTATTTTAATCTTTTCCGATTGTTTTAACGTGTCTTGAATCCATTTATTTATCTGGTCAATAAAAAACTTAGCAAGGGGGATATAACAGTTTGTGTAAGCCCTTTTTTCAGCTGTTTCCATGTTATTATATGTTGAACTAGCCGAATCTCCGAATAGTTGCGAGCTTAGTCCGTAAGTTGCACAAATTACACGCAATTTTGAAATATTACTATCTAGCAATTGTAAATCACTTGGGTTTGCTCCAACTGCTACGTATTTAAGATTTGCGTTTGTTATTGCAATTTGCCCGAACTTTTCAGAACCTGAATGCCTACGATTGAATGATTTTTGCAATTCATCTTTATCATTGTTAAGCATTGGCAAATCTGAACCATTCGAGATAAACCCCTGTACCCCTCTATTTTCAAGAAAAGCGGCTTCGGCTGTGAAATTGCTATTTGATGCAGAAAATACACTTTCTAATACCCTCAAAGGAGAATAACCCCGAAACATTCTCTCATCGTTATCAATCGGATTTGATAGCCTAAGGTGTAGTATGTTTTCAGTATAATAAGTTGTAATCTTACCGTTTTCTGTGTACTTATAATAGTCAATTTCAGTTTTATTTTTTACAAATACTTCAACGTATTGAGATTTTAAAACTTTTAATTCACTAGGAAATGAAAACCCAACAGGTACAACAGAAGAAATTATACACTCTCCCATTGTACAAAGTTCAAT